TTCAGCAGAGCCGCGTCGTAAATGGCCTGGAAGAAGAGAAGAAGGCGAGGGATGAAGCGGAGCTAGCATCAAAAAGACAGGCCGCTGCCGGTGAATCTGTTGCGCAGAAACTGGAAAACCTTCGCCAGAAAGCAATGCTTGCGGGCACTTCAACCCAAGAGCTCAGTAGGGAACAAACCATCCTTACGGCTCAGCAGTCGCTAGGCAAGGCAGCAACCCAGGCGCAGATAGCTTTAGCTGGAGAATATGCGGCTCAGGCTTATGACACTGCTGCCGCCCTAAAGGCACAACAGAAAGCGGAGAAAGACCGTCAAGACACTGAGAAGGCCTACCAGAACGTCAGGAGCCAATCATCTCCGCTAGTAGCTGCAGATAACACTTATCAGCAGCAGATGGCGGCGCTTAATGCATACGCTCAGCTGTACCCGCAGAAGATCGCCGAGGTGGAGCAAACCCGCGCCAGCATAGAAGAGCAGTATCGCCAGCAACGCCTTGATGCGATGTGGGATGAATTCGCACAGCAGAACGCCGCTACAATGGCCGCCTCTGCCGCGTTTGATTCTCTGGCGGGGAATGCCTCTAATGCCCTTACCGGCATCCTGACCGGCAGCATGAGTGTTAACGAGGCTCTGGCTTCTCTCGGGCGCACAGTACTCAATAGCGTAATCAACTCTTTCATCCAGATGGGTGTTGAATACGCGAAAAACCTAATCCTGCAGCAAACGTTAGGCAGTGCAGCTGTTGCGGCAACTTCTGTCCAGGCGGCCGCAGCAGGTGCTGCATGGGCAACTCCGGCAGCACTTGCAGCAACTGCGACCCTTGGCGGCGCAGCAGTGGCGGGGTCTACCGCTTTAGCGAGCACAGTTGCAGGTGCGCAGGCACTAGCGCTTGCCGGAGCCCGTAAAAACGGTGGGCCGGTATCTGCTGGCTCGATGTATCGGGTAGGTGAGGGCGGCATGCCTGAAATTTACCAGGCCAGCACCGGGAAGCAGTACATGATCCCCGGCGACAACGGCAGGGTAATCAGCAATAAGGATATGCAGTCTGGAGGTGGGATAACCATCATCAACAACGTCGAAAACTACTCAAGCGGCGCTCAGGTAGATACACAGGCCACCCGTGATGCGAACGGAAATATCAGCATTCAAACCATCGTGATGGATATCGCCAACGGCGGACAGCTAAGCCAGGCGATACAGACATACCACATTGCACCGCGCCGGGCGGTTGGAGGATAGAATGGCAATACCTTATCCCGACTGGTTGCCACTGGCGCAGAAGGGGAAAACGCCGACCACCGATACGGGTTTCAGGGTCGATAATCCGCAGGTCGGCGCACCGATATTCCAGAAGCTCACAGAAGACCTGAAGACGTCTTTCTCTCTCACATGGATACTCACCAAGGACCAGCATAGGGCTTTTTACCAGTGGCTTCGCAGCCCCGCCTATCTCGATAACGGGGCGCAATGGTTCACTATGCGGCTTGGTACCGGTACTGGTGAAACTGGCGTGGAAACTCAAGAGTTACATTTCCTGTCGTTTCCATCATGGTCTCAAAGCGGATCGGTGTTCACCTGGTCTGGCGATGTAATCTGCAGGAAAATCGTCAGTGATGACGACCAGTTTGCAGACATCATCGTTGAGCTACCGCCGCCATGGGGTAACTGGCTGGATATTGTGGTTACTGGTTACGATGACGGGCGCGACCCGGAGTCGATTCCGAGGGTTAACTGATGCCGACATACAGAGAGTACAAGGCGCAGCGACCCAACCGCATCATGTACGAAACTGTCGAGTTTTATCACCCGACATTCGGATATGTGCGTCTTGTCGCCGATCAGGTATTCCCGAAGACGCTCGGCGGGGTGCAGTATGAACCGTGTCGTTTTGAGCTAACCGAGAGCCAGCAGAGCAATACTCCTGTCATCGACAGTACGCTCAAATTCAGCCAGCTAGCGCAGGACTTTAAGCAGAAACTTAAGGCATGGCGTGGCTTCTCCCGCGCCATGCCGATCACCTGCACAATCCGGCGATTCGATGCCGCAAACATGAACACGGCGGTCAATGCATGGACGCTCTATGTCAGCGACTGCAACATGGACGGTACCGATGTGAACGTCAGCCTGTCGATGTCTAACCCCCTCAACCGAAACATCGGCCGCCTCTATGACCCGGCTGAATGGCCTGGTCTCGTGAATGGTTAAGCGTATGGATAAGCAGAAATTTATCACCGGGATGATTGGCGTTCCGTGGGTTGATCGCGCCTGCACCATGGAGGCGTGTGACTGCTGGGGCCTGGTGGTTCTCTATTACCGGCATGTGCTGGGAATAGAACTGCACCACCTGGCTGGCTATGAAGCTGGTAAAGACTTCCTGACCTGCTACAGCGATGAGGTGGTTTTCTGGAAGCGTAGCGCTGTGCCAGCCGAAGACGGAATATTCATCGCTTACGTTGGTGAACGGCAGGAGCACGTTGGCGTGATAGCCAATGGCGCGGCGCTGCATAGCCGTGGTGATGGGGGCGGCGTCCGGCATGACCGCATTCGGGCAATAGAGAAACTTTTCACGCGGGTGGAGTATTTAACACATGCCGATTATTCAAATCCAGCACGTGCCAGGGCAGCCTAAGGAGCGTGTAGAACTACCGGCGGGGACTATCTTTTACGACTGGCTGGTTGGCCGTAACTTCTTCAGCGATGTGCTGATCGTCGTGAATGGCGTCGAGCTTGGTGATGATGCAGAGCTTGCTTTCCAGCTTAACGAAATGCACAGCATAAAGATTTTCTCGCAGCCAAAAGGTGTGATCGGCAAGGTCCTCAGTCCTGCATTTAAACTGGTCCAGAAAGTGCTGGGCTTCCTGATGCCGAAGCAGTCTTTCAGCGCCGCCGATACCAATGCAAAAGAGTCACCCAACAACCGCCTAACCGGACAGACTAACGTTGCCCGCACATATCAGGCCAGGCCTGACGTTTATGGGCGTGTTCGTGCTTACCCTGACCTTATTCAGGAGTCGCTGTTTGAGTACGATAACAACCTGAAATACGTTACGGAGTGGATGAACTTCGGCCTTGGCAGCTACACGGTTGAGGATGTGCGCTATTCCGAGTCATCTATCGGGGCGCTGGCCGGTGCGAGCTATGAGATATTTCAGCCAGGGCAAGCTATTCCGCTCATCTATGAAGGGTTCGCATTCGATGACGTGGACGGACAGGAGCTGCCGGGCCCTAACGAGAGCGCAGACTCACCGTACCAGACAGCAACGGCGACCAGTGTTATTGCAGGCACCTATGCTGGCGGACAGATTAGTGTGCAGATCCGAAAGCAGGCTGAGTTCGATTATTTCTATAATCTCAACAGGCCGCACCCGGTATCATTCGTCATCAACGTCACCTACACCACAGCCGTAGGACCAGTAACCCGGGATGTGACGATCAACGCCGACCTTTTTGACGCGAAAATAACGTCCGACGGCGCGGTGGTGAATCCGCAGCAGTTCTACACCTTTTACTTCAATAACCTGACTGGTTCAGATGCCAGCGTAATCCCGCAGAATGCCACGTTTAACACCACAAAGTTTATCCTGAATGATAACCGCGTTGTGATAGTCGGGCCGGTTTATGCGCCACTGCCAGGCTCACAGTTGTGGGTCCACCTGCAGGCGCAGCTAGCAGAGGACGAGGCTGCCGAAATAACCATAGATATCTGGCGGATTGATGACGAAAACGAAGAGGTGGACGGGACCAGCCAGACGTTTAAAACTGCACTGGCATCTGGCGACAAGACTGATACGTACTACCAGACGTATAAAATCACGCCAACAGCAGGTTATGGTCGGTATGCGTTATCTTTCTACCGCACCAACAACAGCAGCGATCAGAACATCGCAAAGGTTGAGGCGGTACATTCGATTAACGTCCGGCAGAATGAGGTGCATCCTGATGACACTCTTGTCAGGGTGACTGTAAGGGCCACCGAGCAGGCAACCAGCCTGCGTGAGCGCAAATATAACGCTCTTATCACCCGCCACACGATTAGTTATAGTCTGGTCACTGGGCGGGTTGACTACTCGCTTCGTCCATCTCGTTCTTTTGCTGACGCTGTTTCGCATACCTGGCTAATCATGGGTGAGCAGCCAGTATCGACGATAGACCTGTATGAGCTTTATCGGATCTCGGTAAACATCAGCCCCGCGGAGTACGGCTACTTCGATTACACGTTTGATGATGAGGACATCTCTCTTGGAGCGCGTATCGAAACCATATGCAACGTGTCCCGGGTAATTGCGTATTGGGATCAGGGTGTGCTGACGTTCAGCAGGGATGAGAAGCGCAGCACTCAGGCGGCCGTATTCAACCGCGCTAATATGGTGGCGGAAGAGTTCAGGATTACTTACGACATGCGCATGCCCGGGCAGTATGACGGCGTTGAGGTGGAGTATGTCAACCCGGCCACGAACAAGAAGGCGTACATTCGTTACCGTGTAACAGACTCAGGGATTGTTGAAGAGGCAGCGCAAACTCCACTGAAGATAACTCTGAAGGGATGCCGCAACACTGCTCAGGCCAGGGACAGATCCAGGCTTGAGGCTATGCGACTGTTTTACTCCCGCATCAGAATGTCGTGCAAGGTTTTAGCTGATGGTGAGTACGTCTCTCCTGGCGATCTGATTGTTGTCGCAGACACCTACGACACCAACCAGCAGGCAGGTTACATCGTATCCCGGTCAGGCAATAACTTCGAAACCAGCGAGCGTATTAACTGGCAGGGTGAAATGTATGTGCTGGTCAGTGATTCACTCGGAAACCCTACCGCGCGTTACCGGGCATCCCGGCGGCCAGATACTGATTTTGGATTTACTGCGGCGATCCCACAAGTCCAGCTAAATATCTACGACGGTTACAACGTTCAGTCGCCTTCACGCTATGTGATTGCCACCGCTGAGGAGCTGGACGGCACGCAATGGACGGTCACAGAGAAGAAACCAAATTCAGACGGAACTACTTCTCTTACCCTTGCCGAGTATAACGACCTTATTTACTCGTAACAGAACATACCAGCAACCAGACCCGGCTACCGAGCCGGGTTTTTTTATGGAAAAATTATGGCCACTATTCCTACCCAGAATGCAGTTCCGAGCGAATCACCACGTGATTTAAAATTTAATGCTGGGAAGATTGATGAGTTTGTTAATTCGCTCGTAAATATCTATATAGACCGTTTCGGAACCCAGCATTACACGATTGAAGGATTGCGCTGGCTGGCGCTACAGGCAATTTCACAATACGGTTATATCACATTGGATTCATTCCAGGCAGGCGCTAACATCACACTGCCTAATCAGGCACTACGTGACACGACAAACGGTGAATATTATCGTTGGGATGGGACTCTGCCCAAGAGTGTGCCAGCAGGATCAACTCCGCAAAGCACAGGCGGCGTGGGGAAAGGAGCGTGGGTATCGGTCGGGGATGGGTCTTTGCGGGCGAGCCTGGCAATGGAGGACGGTGTTGACCTGGTCAAGAACGCAGTAGATAAGCGCGGCGACACGATGCAGCGTTTGAACATCACCGGTGATGCAACTGCCAGCGCGACGGGCAATATGGTCGTGGGTAATCTCACAATTACACCGGGTACAGACGCCGCGCGCGATGCGTATACAGTTGCCAGACTGATCCAGAATTCACCTACAAACTGCCACGGGTTTGCAGACAAAACAACTATAAATACTGCATCTGATTATGGCGGGTATGGTGTTTTCGATTCAACGTTAACTCTGCTCGGCGGTAACACGCATAACCACGTATACAGCTTCCAGGACAGAACAAATTACAGCGGTTCAGGTTTACTAGAAAACATGCAGGGGCTTTACTCTGCTCCCACTCATACGGGCTCTGGTGTTATTGGAGATCGTAAGGGTGTCTACATTAATGACGTAGTAACCTCAAGCACAGGAACAGTGCAGCAGCAGAGCGGTATTTATATCGAGCATCTCAAGGCCGCTACGCAAGCTAACGTTGCCGTAAATATTAGGCAGATGGATGGCTTTAGTATTTACTCGCCTAACGGCGGGAGAATGTACCACAACGGTGTTGTCGGTTTTGGTGTCCAGCCTACAGTTTCCAACTTTGCAATTAATTTCCGTGGAGACCCGACCGGCACTTTTTATGGATTTGCGTCTACGGATGTTAATGCAGCATCGTTTGGCGTAAGCGGCGATAATAAAATACAGTTTATAGGTGCTAATGAGGTTCGTTTGCAGATTAAAACTGCCGCTACTTTCCAGCGTGCGGTAACTCCTGGAAACGATAACTCAACTCCTCTCGGAGACGCTGTTAACCGATGGAGTACTGTTTTTGCCGGAACAGGGGCAATTAACACTTCGGATGGAAGAGAGAAAACAAAGCCGATTGCAGTAGAAAAACTGTCTCAGGACATGGGCCAGGATGAAAACGTTATTCTAGACGCCTGGGGTTCTGTTTCCGTTATAGCGTTCAGGTGGCTGGCATCCGTGAAGGATAAAGGAGATGGAGCGCGCTGGCACTTCGGCGTAATCGCTCAGCAGGTTAAGCAGGCCTTTGAGGATCGAGGTATTGATGCGACTAGCTTTGGTCTTCTCTGCCATGATGAATGGGCTGACCAATACGACATCGTGGCAGAAGAGGTAATTGATCACCCTCCTGAGTATTCAGGTCTTTTGGGTGTGGACATGCAGCCTATCATCAAAACTGAAGCATGGACTGAAGTCGTCAAGCCTGAAAGCACAGTACTGGTAACGCCAGCCGGTGATCGTTGGGGTATCCGTGCTGACCAGTGCTTGTGGCTGGAGGCTGCCTATCAGCGCCGGGAGCGTCAACGTTTAGAGGAACGGCTCAGCAAACTGGAAACACTGGCTGCTGGCAAATAGTCACACCTTATGCTTCCACAGCGAATACTCATCCCATAACCAGATCGCTATCATGGCGATATCAATGCCAAGAAATCCTTTATCAGCAGATATGCCTGTTACCAGCATGAGCAGGCATGTAACCCCCATGGCGCGGATAAACCAGTGGGCAACTTTAGCGAACGTGTTCATTTGATGAGTCCGTCAGGAAAAGCGAAAGGGTACACGCTGGTACTAGCGTTATCAACTGGAAGAAGGTAAGAAACGCATAGCTCTGCACCTGCGCAGGACTTTGCGCTCTCTGGGGCATGAGTGGGACAATTTTGAGACTACCAGGACTTTGAATGATTTTTCATGTCTTTCTGTCTTTTGCCATCATGGGACGTGTGAGCGCAGGGATGGCGCGGTATGCTATTGTTAAATTAGGTAGTTCTAAGAACTTCTAAGCCGTAGGTCACAGGTTCGAATCCTGTAGGGCGTGCCATTTAGAATCAATGAGTTACGCCTTCTGCAAACTGAATGATTTATCATGGCGCTAAGCTCACAGTTTCGGTGACGATATGAATGCTTTCGAAATGGAAAAAAATCTGCATGAAAGCGGATTCACAGGCAAGGATATTACTGCTT